ATTATTATGGCAATATTATATGGGTCAGTTAATAAAAACACGGCCAGCGGCTGGGATTCACACCCGCGACATTCCTCTTGCGAGGCTACTCTGGATTCTATCCTTGCGGATTAGTTGCTTGCGCCTGAGTTACGCTGGATGGCAGCCCATTAAAGGGTAACCATACTACCGTGCATACTTAATTACGAGGAGAAACAATGACAATCACCAGAAGAGTCACTACATCATTTTTACAGGCAATCCCGCAACATATCAAACATTTTGACGCAGAAGCTTACATAGTCGTGCGCCGAAAACCAGATAAAGAAGTTCCTGACCATCCTTGGGGCACCGACGTCAGACTAGATCCATGCACATTTAATTGGAACGCCCAGACCATAACCATAACAGTCCCAGAAGATATAAATTATGGCATACACGATTGGAACGACTTAGACCCAGACTTCTATGAAATGGTTCAAGCATCATTCTTGATGCTTATGGGCTGATTCCATCGCGTGCAGATCTTAAAAAACTTATAGCCTTTAGGCCCATATAGCGTCTGTTCGCCAGGTCCAGTAACGCCTGACGACGCATGGTGCAGAAAAGCCGAAGTGCAAACAATATCGCCACGTTTGGCTAAGTATAATGCGATCAACCTCTCGAACATATGCGGCGTCCACAGCCCAGTATCTCTCAACCGCAACTTCCTAGCCACTTCATATAGTTTGGGGCCGAGATAGTCCAGTGTCGATCTGGTACAGGCAAACTGATGAGCACAAATCAATGTCGGCTGGACATCCATAGCCCATTCATAGATCTCTGGATCATATTCTTTAATGTAATCCCATACACGAATGCCGACACCAAACTGGCATAGAAACATGGGATCATTTTTGGGAGTCAGACACTCTCTATCATTCAAAATAAAATCACTACTGGTAACAGCATTAACAGTCAGCCCTATCGACTTATTCGGATCATGCTTTAGAATCGATCCGATCCGCTTCCATGTGAATGCCGGATTATACTTCATCCTAGTATCGGTATGCAAAAATGCTACATTATCGTTACCAATCAGCTCATCAGCATGTTCCCAAACAGTCAATATCACAGAAGTTTCAAATAGTATCGAGTTCCAAGACGCATATGTGGGGAAAAAGTCATTAGATTCTGAATAATCAACACCAGGAACCTTGGTTGTCCCACACGAAATATGGATCGCCTTGGCATGTTTGGTGTGAAACGGCGTAGAATTTAACAATTTAGCCGATTGTGGATGGTGCAGTACAACTACCTTAAACATCGAATTCGACTTTCCCTAAACTGGCAGACCTAATTTCGACAACCTTTTCTCCAGATTCCAAATACATCGGAATATAACTGGTGATCTCTGGAACATCATATGTAGAACCATCATCGGCCACTTTGCTCGTAGTGCTCCAATGCATATGCGTTCCCAACAGCTCAGGAAAGAACGGAGACCACTTATAATGCAGAAAACGCAAAAATTCCCAGTATCTCGAATCCTGCAAGCTAGATGAAAACTTCCCATAGTGAATTATCGGCAAGTCGGCAGCATATACTTGAAAGCCTGCCGATCGAGCCTGCAGACTTAAATCAGCAGCATATTGGTGAAATCCATTGAATTGTATGTCGAACCGCAAATAGGTGGACTTTCTCAAGACGAATAAACACTCATCTACACAGTGTACCAATGTAGGGTCTTTTACACCGTCCCAATATGGCGGTTCGTGTAACGTTGAATCGTCTTCCCAAACTGACCCTACGGCTACTGTGGATACATATTCTGCTCCACCCCATTTGCCAATATCTGACCGTCCGTAGTCTAGACTTATCCCAGCAGCCCCCAATATAGCCCAGGTTGCATCCAGCATTGCAATAATGTTGCATAGCTTATCGAACCATTGTCCCAATAACTTAATATCTTGGTGGGCAAAAATTAAAATGTCAGATTTCGCAGTGTCTATTCCAATATTCAAAGCGTTGCTTGCCGAATATCTCCCATCTTCATTCAAGATTGGGATTATTTCGATAGAGTGATGCTTACGGCATTGTGAGATAGAGTTCAATAAGCACGATTGATATACGTCGGGCTTAGAAACACACGTGATCACAGAATAATCAGGCATCTGAGGTAACCATGGCCGTCAGCATCAGCGTCACGACTATCACAAACACTTCGACTCAAGCCATTCCGGTCTTGGTCAGTGCTACAACTTCGGCCAAGGCATCAGCCAGCTCTAATTTGGCCTACAGTGTCGAGCGTCAAATATCTATCGCTCCCGGTGCGTCCCTGACGGTAGAAACGAGTCGTCTGGACCTCGGTCAGTTAGACGCCATCCGCAAGAAAAATCTGATCAGCTATTCATCGACGTAAGCTGTTCTGCATTGTCGCTTTCTGTCTAACTATAGGTCCGGCATCTCGTGGACCAATAGTGCTTATCAACCATTCCCGAAGCTGTTCTAAATAGTTCGGATCTACTAATAATATATCGACTATTCGTGCACGCCTATCTCTCTCAAAATATGTGCATTGCAGGGAACCAATCTCATGGTCAACAATGATTATTCTATCAACAGAAATTAGACTCCATATACCGCTAACAAATATACCATTACCATCTCTATCTATAACTCCCAATCGCATCCCAAAACCATACTGAGCAACCTCTGCGAAGGCATGATCCAGCACGGCATAATCATATTCACTAGTAGTCATTTCCTCAGGCACAGTATAAACCTATCATCTAGATGCGATTTTAAGATCGGATAAACATCGCGTTCATCTAAATTCCCATTCTGGCATCCCACCATGGGAATAATAACTTTGGGTATAAAATACTCATTTCGTTTATTCAACTCGTCTACTAACATAACCAACTGCTTTGTAGAACGGATAATCAAATCGAGAGATGAGTCGGCATTCCAAGACATCCACGGTTGGTCGGCCAGTTCTTTGGTTGGGAACAGGAAAAATAATCCTGGCTTATAAACAGTGACAGCCGTATCCTCACGGTACTTTCGACACTTGGCCCCATACCACGCTGGAAGTTCTGGGAACAATTCCGCAGCCGTTCTGGCTATCCCGGCCCCCATCGGATTAGTGCCATCTTTCTTCCAGCCTATATTCGTTGTAATCACTACCCACTGCCCCTCGCGGTGTTTCTCCCAGATATCTCCCGACCATTCAAGCATGATAGTCCTTATAGAAACGTTCTACGATCGATCGCTCTGAAAACAGCACTTTTTCAGCGAGTTCTGGTGTATATTGTGCCCAATATTTGGAAGGTTTACCATCCATGTCAGAATCATTGAGACGATGAATTGTTCGTAAGATAGCCGGATCAAACTTTTCGCCAGCCGCCTCGAGAATTGACTGCATATCGCTGACGAGGTTTTCTAGTCTTCCAACACGATCGGTATTTCTGATATAGTTTCCGCACTCAGATGTGAACCAACCCGGTTGGAATTTTAAGACATTATTTATGAATGTTTGGAAATTATTAGAGCTACAGGCGAAGTCTAACGGATGGGACATTTCCCATCCAGTCTTCATTCTGAATGTCCACCGCGATTGATACCAACTTAGTGGATGTCTAATAAATGTGAATATTAATCGCCGCTTATAAAATTCGATCGGATGATATTGTAATAATTCTGGGAAGTGGGAATGCTCATGGCCCACTTCATGGTGTGGAATATTGGCGGCTTTAAAGATTTTCCGCACCCACCACCCACCACATTTGGGAGCATGTAAAAACACACTTTTGTCTGTGATTAATGCCATCAGATTGTATGTGGGCAAATAGTGTTATTTCTGGCTCTGCCACAATTACAATTAAAGCATAATATTTGAAAACCAGACGGCCAATTCCTTTTCTGTAACCACCATGCTAAGTTCTTACCAGTCTTAGAAATTGACCGACGCTGTTCAGCTCCATCGTTATTAATATGATCGAGCGATAAAAAGAAAACATTATCTTCACCACAACACTTACAATATGATCCACCATATTGTTCTGTAGCAGTCTGAAACACTTCTCTATCGTATTTCCTGTTATAATATTTTTTACAATTCACTACTGGAGTTTCACCATACAGCCATTTGGATTGTGATTTATGTGGGCATATCCCTCCATTTCTCGCTTTGCCCATATTACAATTCCAACACAAAATTTGAAACCCTTCCGGATAGTCATTATCAGTGAGCCACCAGACCAAATTCTTGGACGATTTGTTGTGGGTGGCTCTTTTATACTTTGGATTATTTATCCGCCACTTTACCGCACGCTCGCTGTGTTTCAGATAACAAGATTCGCATTGTTGTGCTGCAGTTTTATTCTTGCCACATCGAAAACAAATGCCATGTGCGATCCTTTCGGCTTTTAAATTTTGTTGTCGTTTATTATTTGCCGCTGCGCATTCAGCACATCTAACTCTGGAACTTGGTTCACCGCACTGCACACAAAGACCGCGCGATCGACGTAGCAAATATGTTCGACCACTCATGAATAGATCCAGATCAGTTGTCAATGCCATATGCCTGGATTTCGATCTTCATTGGAAACCCTTCATATTCGGCCCGCAAAACGACCAGCGGAGCCAATGGCTTACCTTTTAGAGTGACAGTAATAGTATCAATATCGTCTATTCGCTTCGTACCAATACACCACAACAAACCAGTTGGCCGAAGTTCGGTCTCTAATTTCTTGCAGGCGTCCCACATCTCTTGGTAATTCGTGGGTTTCTTTTGTATCTGTGGGTGTTGTAATGTATATTCGTAGTCGACAGTAATAATCGAAGCCCCGAATAATTCTGATGGCGGCAGCAATTTAATGTATACTGTGTCGCCAAGAAGTTTAGTATTCTCTCTATCGATTGTTATTTTAGATGCTTCGCCATCAATCACTACTAATTCTGATTTACCAAGATCATCAAATAAAATCCGCATATACGCATTGGTATGCCGAATGTGTACTACTACCGTCCCGGCAATAACAGATCGCGATAATTGAATGACGGCATGTGTACGGTCTACAACTTCTACGACCTCCCCACGCATTTCTTGGGCAGAATAATATGGGTCCAGTGCTGTAGTAAGCATATTATGTATCGTAGTGCTCAGAAACGGTTTGTTCAGCCATTTGCCTGTTGTATTCTTCAGCTCGCAGTGTCCGAAGCTCGCCTATCAGTTCGCTCAACGCTGCGGCACATTCCATTCTTCCGATAGCCTTCACCACACCAAGGTCGTGAACCTCAGTCAACATGGCGGCTACACGATCAAGTTCTTCAGCATATTTATCAGACATGGCTATACCGTAGATGATGGAGCGGCTGTCATTTGTCTCTTGCCAGGCACCATATACTTGTCTGGGTTTGTGAACATATCGCCAATCATGCTTAAATCATCGCACACTAATTCGAAGCCATCTTGGCTAGTGGCTGGTGCTTTTTCCGACGCAAATCGAATTTTCACAATCTTGCTTCGATCTGTTTCGTAGACGCCGACTATTTTGACAGAATCTGGCAGATTCAATGTCTTACCAAGCATCTCGAACGTAACCAGTAACTCTGCTATGTGAATAGGCATACTATCATCCAGACTGAGTATTGTCGATTTACAATCCCAAATCGGCAGTGGTCACCAGAGCCTTGAAGTCATATCCAGCCAGAGTTTCGGCGGCTCCCTGTAGCCTATCCAGCAGAGTCACAATCTTCACGACTGTGGCTCCTTTGGCTTCCACGGCCCGCACAGCTTTCATGATAGAGCCGCCCGACGTGGCAACATCTTCAACCACGACGGCTTTGTCTCCGGCCCTCAAATGGCCTTCGATCAAGTTGCCCATACCGTGGACTTTTGGCTCTTTGCGGACGATGAAGCCTCTGGGGACAATCACCTTGTCCCAGATGCCGTCTGGCTTTTTCGTCTCCAGAAATAGTCCATTATGACCGGCTATCAGTCCGGCGACGATGGGATCAGCTCCCATCGTTAAACCACCGACCGTGTCGAACTGCACGCCATCCAGCTCTTCACACATTCCCAGCAGAGTATACATCAAACCTTCTCGGTCCAATGTTACCTTGCGGCAGTCGAGGTAATACTTCGACTTCGTTCCATTGGCCAGAGTGAACTCTTCATCAGGCGCGGCGTGAATAATAGCCAGATCCTGGATCAATTTGACCAATTTGGCCTTATTGAATTCGTTCATACCATTCTTTCAGAATCGTCTACGAAGCCCACAGACTTGAATAAAGCCGCCATCCGATGATGGTACGTGTGTGCAGAAAATACCTCGGACTGTTGCTTTCCAGCCAGTTCAATACGCTCAGCCTCATTTTCGCCACGCGCGTAATACAGGCACATCTCCAAATATTCTGAAGGATTACGGGCGACGATCGCTGACGGAATATATCGCTTAATCGCTGGAACCGAATCGTGAATTACAACAGTTCCACAAACAGCCACCTTAAAAGCCCTCTCAGGGATATCAATGCCATAATCATGAGTATGTTGCTCAGCAATACACGGCCCAAGCTTACCGCTGTTGAGAAATTCGTTGGCTCGCTCATCATTAATCCCACCGCTACACAGATTATTTGGCCACTCTCCCCACCCATGCACCCGGCACTTCAGGCCGGAATTCAAAACAGGAAATAGAAAAGCATCAATGGTCTTAGCCTTATACGGCCACCTGCCACCTAAGTATACAACATCCAAATGCCTGTTATGGGTGCCGGTAATCTGATTAAACACAATCCTATCAGCAGCCGTTGGCATAGGCACCCATGGAATGTTACGACGCGCTTCCCAATATGACCATAACAAACGGTCGTCTTCATCACCATAGCCAAAAACCGCATCCGGCTTTTGCTCAGTAACCCACTTGATACTATCGACGCCTTCGTTGATGCCTGGAATATTCACAGGGCCGAATGGATTGACATGAATAGCTATCTTACATTTACCACGGCTCGCGGGGATAGGCTGTCTATGGCCGCTACAACCGATGTACAAGTCTGGGTCGAATGCATCCCACGACGCGGCATTCCCATCCCATCGTTCAACCTGGTGCCCCTTATCCTGAAGAGCATTCCGACACCCTTCAGTAATAAACCAAAACGCACCACCGACTTTATGGGACAGAAGAACTCGCATGAATGCCCTTGTATGTTCCTGTTAAGGTAAATTGTATAATCCGCTCTGTCCCAAGCTTGGTAACACCAAGATTTGAAATGGCAGTATAATACATACCAAACACATGGCAAACACACAACCTATGTTGCACCCACGATTCTTCTCCATCCACCGGACCATACCATGCGGCAACCGGGGTACTATGCGGATTAGCAGATACATCGACTATAACATATAAAGAACATATTCCACTATCATACGATCTAAAAGTATGCAGACGAGGATGGGAAAGCTTATATTCGTCGAGGTTATCGAACCATTTGCAAGCGGCGGCATATAGGCCACGATGAATGGCCCGATGCTGCATTGAGATATTCATCATTCGTCCGGAAACTCATATGGGCTTGCGACTAGTTCCAATTCGGCTGGTCTAGCGTAAATGACATACCCCAGGCCAGCATCAACTAAAACACTTTCCTCTGGCACGTACTTAGACGGCTGTTGAATACACACTACTTGCCCAGTAATACCTTTTTCGCGGCACATAACTCCAGCCAGGCAGCTGACTTTGTCATTGAATCGCACAATATCAGTAACACAGAACCTCATAGCGTAGCTCCACGCACTAGATTACCATAGCCAATTTGAGACAACTGCCGATGCTGTAACAAAACTCGTTCAGCGATCGGCAGCTTGCTTAATTCCGCTTCTAAATCGCGATTTTCCTTGTGGTGCTGCTCCCACCCACTTACACGTCCATGCCATAGATGTAAAAAATCAAATGACCTATTTTCAAGCCAATTTGAGGCCGCCGACAGTCTGGCATAAAAGTCGCAGTCCTCACATCCATATCCATAATAATCTTCATTAAAAGCACCTACCTTCCAATAAGCCTTAGTTCTACTAGCTAATGACCCCCCTTCAAAGTATCCGATAACGCGATCGCACTTAACATTATTATCGACAACACCGCTACTATTGACCAGATCGGTAGCCTCTTTGCTAGAATAAATTACGCGGCCACCAATATGACAAGAATCATATTTAGCAAGCGTTTGAAACACGCTGGATGTGTAGTGCCCCTGTGCCAGCATGTCCGCATCATGCAATATGACCACATCGTGATCGGCCTTAGAAACACCGAAATTAAATGCCGCTGATTTATTGAACAGTGGACTTTGTTCGCGAAGGACCATCCAATGATCGACAGGACCTATCTTACCCAGATCGATATTATTTTTCGCATCCTGCTCAACCATAATAATCTGAATGGCCGGAAACTTTTGCCCACGCACACCGTTTACGACAGTCCCTATAGAGTCGCTCCTGTCAATGTTCCTAAACGGAATGACATATGAGACAGATGGAACTGCTGTAGCAGGGCTTGGATCACATTTATTCTGAACTTTTCTACTCGAGAATTTTTCGCGGGCCGACCGCAGATATTCCGATTTCCCACTTACCGATGAATCGTCGCTGTGCAGCTTGAAATATTGCACAGACCCTTCCACGTCAAAAAATCCCGGCTCTTGTAGACCGAATTCACACATCTTCTGCGACCAGTCCACATGCTCCATACCGTACAGACCATACGACTCATCAAAATACCCAATCTTACTAAAAGCCTCATTAGTAAAGGCCAAAACCGCTCCATGCGGCTTGTCATCCACTTTGTACAGTATGACCCCACCGCGTTTGACCTCATCTCCAAGTGCGGCCCCATATACACCGGGCTGTCTAAAGATGAAGTGATGCATCTTGGTACGATTCATCACATCAAAATAGAATATATCCCAGCCATAATCTAAAACTTCGACGTCATCATTCAACAGCATACCGTATCGAAATCTCTTTAAACATCGTAGCAATCTGTTGCTATTGCCCGCGACACCTAATCGCTCTTTATTGCGTATGATTACTATGTTTCTATTTGTCTGTATAGAATCTAGATATGCGACGGTATCTTGGTCATCACTGCAATCATCTGATATGAAGATTGTTGTCTTCCGCAGATCAGTCTTTTGAATTATGGAGTTTACTAATCGCTCTAAAACTTTTCCGCGATTATACGACAATATACCAACCCCAATATTGTTGCTTATTGGGTAATTATTTTCTTCAATATTAGATCGCAGTAACGATGTGGGGTCAACATCTATCGGCCTTCCGACTATTTTATTTGATCTACTGACAGACCGTGGTTGTACTTCACGCTTCCTTGTGGTAGCCAGTCTCTTGGCCTTTTCGACCGCAGCTTTGCTTTGCAAAGTTCTCTGGAGCGGTTTGGGTGCGGCTGGTGTCGGAGTTGGGACCGATGGTGGAGGAGCTATGTGTCGCTTAGACAGATTGATCTTACCTTGCGAGACTCTCGTCTGTTGTATGGGTGGGGTCGGCTTGCCTTCGTTTATGATTCGGATGAATCCGCGTTTACAATATTTTTCATAATATTCTGGAAGCTCTACACTCTTGCGGCTGGCGATCTGAATAGCTTCGCCATTTGGCCCCGTTAGGTGTACAGTATATCCATGCGGATTCATGTATATTGGCATTATCTGATCACCTGCACATACATCGGAGTATACTCATTGGTTTCCACGATGTGCTGCATTTGAAACTTGCTGGGTTTGATGACTAGATCGCCACCATAATTCCCAGACCCGTTAGTGACACACTCTAGGACACGTTCGTCGCAAGTTTCGATTTTTATCACTTCTTGCGTTCTGTACGTTTTGCCAAAAATGTCTCTGATAATACCAGGCCCAGCCAATTTATTGATGGCGACTTGCATATCAACCAGCATTGGTCCCTGTTCGTCCAGCGCAAGGAAAAACTGAGCCTGTGACAGTTTGATAATATGCATGGCAGATATGAGGCGGACTATCTCTGACTTGATAAAATTAGAGGCCGCCTCGGATATGTTGGTCTTGTTACCAACCAAGTCTATATTATTACCAGCCCAGTCGCCACAAACTACCACCACATCATCAGAATCTGTCTTCCTATACACCAAGACAGAAAACCCTGGGTTATATGCTCTAATAATGTAACAGAACTTATCACGAATCGCAGCCTGGGACAGCGACAAAAACTTCGGATATTTCAGTACTGCAGGTAATGTTACGGCTTTAGACGTACCAGACTGGGGAATTCGTTTTGCCATATTGTTGAATCGCCCAAGCACCTTTGAAGGCATTCTTAATGTCAGACAGTTTGATTTTTCTAGTCTCTTTGGCCCGTTCCGATTCAGGCATCGTAAACAGATTAAACGGAACGGTGGCGAAAATTATCGACAATTCATCGGTTGCTGGGTTGAAGTGGGAGACGACGCCGAGCCAGTGTGTCCACCATCCCGACCACACAACAAAATCACCAACCTCCGGAGTGTAGTCGTTCAAGTTCCCATATTGGGCCAACGAAATCGTGTGCAGTGCTCTGGCCATCGCCATTATTCAGTTACCTTTACCAACTTATGCTCGAAGATATTGTATTTATATACAATACCATCTAAATTCCAACAGATCATCAGACCATCTCGATACGCGCCCATCCACCGCTTGATGAACTGGTCTACCCAAGTCACTCCCAACGCACCGTTTCCAATCTTGGCTGACGGCATGACCACGCCGTTTACCTCGATCGTCTCGTGAGAGTTTACAAGGTCTGCTGATTCAATCCTCTTCTTGACCAGCTGTAGCCCCTCGATGATGAGGTCACGCTTGCTTTTGGACTGCGTCTTCGTAGAGAGGTTGAAGGTTGTCGTACGACCGTCCACACCAACAGGAACAGCCGCATTTACCGGCACCACTTGAGCCGCCGACTGATGTGGATCAAATTCTGCCAAAACCCTCTTGATATCGTTCATCGTCTTGACTGTGGGAGGGTCGAATGGCGTATTAGTAGTCCTACGACTCTCCCGTTCAAAGGCACGATCCAGGGCTTCCATTACGACCTCTTTACTACGTAGAACTTTGAGAGTTTTGACTTACGCATGATTACCGATTGGACGGTATCTAGCGTCGATTTTCCAAGATTTACTTCTAGGTCACACGCTTCCACGCGACCTTTCTTTAGCAATTGGAAAATGATATGGTACATGTTAGACAGTCTATGAACAATGATTCCAATTCCGAAGCAGTATACGGTCCAGTGCACATTAAATTCGGCAACAGTATATGGTCTGGTGATAAAACATATAATCACCGCCACCCATGCGCTAGTACAGTACCCACAACCTATCAGCTTATCGCAAAAGACTTTAAAGCTTTGGTAATATGTGACTGGCGGCGGGCCTTCAAACGTATACACCCACCGCTTGATCCGCTGCCGTACGGGATCGAATATATCAGACGTGGTTAGGATTTCCGTGACAGCTTCTGTTGCGATTACTAATAACAACAGAATCCACACAGAGGCCCAGGTCATGCGATTTCTCTACAGTTAACATTGGAACATTGATGGCGTTCTCGCCCAGCTATATTTACGACTATCATCGGATATCCACACTTTGTACATGTCTCGCGTGGAATTCGGTATTGCCTATTGACGCTGGCGGCCTTGGCGGTTTGATTATTCCTAATCACCCGCTGGACAACCGGTTGCTTATCGGCTGGTTGCTTTTCGCCTATTTCCTGCCGTCTGGGGCTTTGGCGAGGCCCGCTGCCACCACAACAAGCCATGTTATATCCTATGCTTATCTGGCGAATTGACTGGAACAGTCTCTTTCCGGACATTCATAGGGCGATGCACGCGAGTGGTAACCTTAGCCAATTGTGGCCGATCAGAACGAATCACCCTACCGGGCTTCGAGTTTCCACAACCGCCGCAACCCATATGACCTCCAACAGCCGATGCTATTGTAGGTTTGGCTTGTCCATAATAGTAGTCGATTTGAAGATGGATTCCGGCAGAACATTGGCTGCGAAATCTTTCCAACGGCACAGGTACAGAGGATCTAAATGCATATTATGATAGATATAATTGGCCTTCTTCTTGGTACGTGAAATATTATGTGATATCATTCCATGCCATTCATATATGTCGAATGACATGTGTGGGAACCAGATGTCTTTATTAAATTGTTTGCACTTTTCGTATGCCGTTGCAGCTTCTGGTTTAGGAGTAATGATGCCGTTTCTGAATGGCATCTGGGACACAGCCACCCAATCCCAGTTTGGGTGTGGCTTAAAGAACATCAATGGATAAAAGTCGGTCTTGAACGTCTTGCTGAGCAAACTGGCATCATACGACGCTTGGTGCCACCACACTGTGAAGATGTTCCCAGGCACATTTCCGAGAATTCCATCTATCGAGAATCCGGCCCCAGACTTGGCCTCTACAGAGAAAATGATGGAACCTTTCACAGGGATCACATCAGCCGTAGATTCTCTTTCAATGACCGTAGATTCACGACCTTCTACCCGCCGCCTACGAAATTCTACCCCGGTCCAGTCTTGGAGCATATGGGCCACCCGGCGTTCGTGGTTTTTCGATTTAGCCACGTTTGACTTGCCGGTTTTGGATTGCTGCAACTTGCGAGCAGCTTCTTCCTCAGGCGTCAAAATCTTGGGAGCCATACATTCCTCAAGCAAACCATTGCACAAAGCCTATCCGTGATTTCCCATTGCTTGGGGTCACACTATGATAGCTAGGATCTGTTCTGAAATTGCACAAAAACAATCTGTTATACGTTGGAACAATTTGATCAACCAAAACCAAATCATGCGGTCGATCGTCTGGGAATCCGCCGCCAGGTGTCTGAGTTCTAATACGCTGATGCTTGTTCAAGAAGTCCATTCTACCAGTCGGAGTGTTAACCACGACCACATTAGGATCGTGAGCTTCGTCAACTCGCCACAACTGTAATAGACCCCCATCAGCCGCTACCCAATCCTTATTAAAATAGCAAATAGCAACTAATTTCCGAATCGTACTATCGGTGTGAATCCAGAACCCATCCGCATCCGGACGATGATATCGCAACTTAATTTCAGTGGACAGAAATTTAGGCTCAGCGCCCAACAAGAAACAACAGTATTCCTGCCACTCAGGATCATAAAACAAATCCGCCCCAAAACTGTCACGCTGGGCGAAAACGACCGCTCCATCATATGGTAATAGTGCTTTGGTCCTAGGATCGAACCGGTCGTTTTCTTCGCTAAATTTTAATAGCTTATGATGTGCTATAAGCTCATCTAACTTAGACTCTTTGAAGAAGTTATCAAGCACAACATATTTAATAGATGGTTTAGCGACAACTGATTCGGCTATATCCCGAACAGTTTGTTCCTTCAAATAGATCGGATTTATCCAGTCATCGATCAAAATGAATTGTCACAGATTTATTTCGGCCATGGATTGTCACATCACCATTAATGTCTTTTGTACAATTTTTAATAGTAGCCTTCCATGGAACAATGACAGTAACTCCTGTTCCACCAGACTTTACAAGGACGTGATACTGCCCAGCAATAGCTTTTCCACCATCTGTTCTTGGGATGATCTTAACCTCATATCCACTAGATGGAAAAGATCCGCTAACAGTAACTGTCCCAGATTTATCCGATTCAGCTGAATCGAACGTACCCAGCGCAAAACTTGATCCAACAAAGCAGCAGACCAAAATCATTGACAGCGCTGTTTTCATTATCAGGTCCTGTACTTGACGGCATCTTTCCAGTTAGTAATATGTGTATCTACTTTGTTCCCGACAGAAGTCAAGCCCTTCATATAATCTAAATCCTTTTGATAATCTGGGCGGCTTCTGCGAGCTTGCCAGTTCTCAAAACCCTCTGGATATCCGGACTGAGAATTCAAGCTAGCAGAGCCAGCGGCCCCATGGTATAAGAAGAATTGGGCTAACGGTTTCCCCTTCGGAATGAGAAATTCCCCAGGCTGATTTAACAAGAATACCAGCCCAAAATTCCCAACACTCCACCACGCTTCTATGCACGCCTCCATGCAGGTATATGGACAACTGCGCTCGTTCGCTATCCCCTTGATATACACAAAATCGCCAGGATCTTTAGTGACTGGAATGAACTTGGCTTGGACTGTAAAGCTTCCAAAAGCTGCGTGATTATCGACTTCGTAATGTGATGACTTGTCAATATGCTGAATGGTTGCGTTGGAATGCACGTCGCCATTCCACTTTACTATAAACGTACCTGGAGACAGAATATACCAACCTAAGCTGTTCGCCATAGACAGTGGCAAGCAGTGTTTAGCGTGATTCACCGTTCTCTTATTATCATCCCACCAGTCGCGTAACTTCTTGGCCGGAATAGGAGCCAGAGACATATCAAACTCTGGAGCGAAACATAACTTTATTTCATGACCCATAATCGCTATCCAAAAGGTACAGCATGCCAATCCGCCGCAATTCATCGGCGATAGCATCATAATTTACAACCCGATCAAAAACTGAATTCGGGTTCTGCTTCATCAATTTACTCTTCAGTACGTACGTCTCACCGACCAACCATGGTAGCAATTCTGCCACTGCGGCAGTATTATGTTGATATGATTCATACGCCAATTTAGTATAGTCTAAACTATATTGTTTAGCTTTATTTAATAAATAATTCCTTTGCGATACGATAGCCTTTAAATCATCTGCCAATGTTTGAATTGGCACTTCGACTCTGGCCGTAACAATATTACCATCCCAACACACGGGCTGATTTGTCACTCTTACTATTAAGTCAGAGATATGCTGCAGCAAGATATTATGGCGAAATATTATCACAGCCTTGACAGCGTGTTCTTTTAAATAATACCAGAAAATATTTTCTTGGCGTAGGGCGGCCACCTGATGGGCCATTATCTTGAATCCAGCCGCCAGAGTAGCAAACCTAGTAGTTTGTATCCATGTTGGCGGCTCTTCGTCGAATAAAATATCGAGAGTTTTGGTGATGTCATTTTGCACCATCTCCTCGGGCATTAGATTGCCGAGAAGCGGTTGCATGTGATGCGAGTGCGTCTTAGGATTAATAGGCTCTATTAACACTCGCACATTTTTATTAGAGTTTAGCAAACTGCAAAACAATGTGGACCCGGTTCTCGGCTGAGACAGAACCACAAATTTTGCACGTTCGTTCATTGCAGATCTTTAAATGGTAGTACAAGATTGGAGAATTCTTGCAGCAGTCCGTTTATTTTATATTGCATCGTACGTTTGTTGATTTCTGTTTTATCCCACACCACTGGTGCGGCCATCGTCTTGTGAATGTACCGCTTGTTGGCCAGCATCTCAGGACACAGCGAAAGATCAATGAGGGCCAGATTGCGATAGAACAGCTTGGGGTCAACTGTCCTAATAAATGTTTGAAAGTCATGCATATTGTCTAATAGTCGCTTGCCTTTGACCGGACCGATACCGTCATATCCAGGGATACTATCAGAAGGATCGCCGACGAGCGATTTGAGCATAACCGGGCTATAGTCTGGTACCGGCTTCTCTTCCATTTTCTTGGGATCGAACACAACCGAACTATGGAAGTTATACGGGATTTGCATCATATCCCCGTCACTAGACACTATAACCATCTTTTTGGGATGGAAGACAGTGGCCGCAGTATAAATCAAGTCGTCGGCTTCCATAGCCTTGCGAAGGTACTGTCGAACTCCCATCACTTGGAACATTTCCATAGCGACAGTCGTAGTCGTCATCAGATCGTCCTTGATGTCTCGGACATAATCGCTCTTATCGCGATCCTTATATGTCGCCAGAATCTTTTTTCGCCATACGGTGTTTCGCGGTGAATCCCAGAACATGTGCACCGATTCTGGCCTATAACGATTCATCCAACCAGTCAATTGCCGCAAGAAGATGACAAAATAATGATATGGGTTCTCGTGCTGGTTATTAGACTTACCAGCGTGAATAGCACGATACATTACATTACGACCATCAATTAACATGATGGTGGGTACAGAAGCCCCAGACATATCGTCCCTTTGGGTGAAGTGGAGATAGACAGAAAGGTGGCGGATCAATGATCCGCCACCCGATCCCGCAAATTATGACAGCAGAATCAATTAGTCGTCGTCATCCAATTGACCCAGCAGATTCCGCATCTCTTCCGAGACGGTCTCCGACGACTCTGATACCGCAGGGGCGGCTTTGGGTTTCGGCGTCACCACCTCAGGGGTCTCATTGTCTGCCGGATTGGGCTTCTGGAACTTGGGGGTAGTCTTCTTTTCAGAAGACTCATCCTCCGGCTTCTTCTTGCCGGTCGAACCAGCCGATTCAGAAACGGTCGTGGTCGTCTTCGAAGTGTTTCCGGAAGCCTTCGAAGGGGCTTCCTCGGTGGTCTCGTAGCCGCTGTTGGAATCGCTGCTATCACCATCACCATTGATGATGGCATTCGCCAGACTCTTGATCTTCTGCTTGTCCGGCACGTCGATCCGCGACCACAGATCGTGCCGATTCTTCAGCATCTCAGTGAGAGCTTCCTTGTCCGGCGACCCATCCGCCAGGGCGATCATCGGCTGAGATTTGGTCAAGAACTTGGACCGCTTGTATCCGTTGTTCTTACCATCCTTGATCACGTTCAGATCGAACGGGAAGGCATTGTTCTCATCGAAGAACACCCCGTACGCCTTGGGGTCTTCCGGATCACCTGCATCGTCCCGCATCAGAGCGGTGGTCCACATGTCGAAGCAGGTCTTGGGAGCGTTGAACCACTTCACAGTCCCACGCAGATCCTCCGGATTCAGCTTCGAGTTGGTGAAGAGAATGTTCACCCGGAAGTACTGGGTGGGCATGAACTGCTTGACGATGTCCTTGCGTTTGTTCTCGTCCTTCTCGCCCTTGAGCAGGTCGAAGCCAAATTGGCACAGTTCACAGTGCGAATCGTCGAAGATTCGCGGACAGGCGTGTGGTTTGTCATTGATCCAGTGGTGAGCCACCGGAACGTAAAACATCTCCATCCCCTTCTTGACGATGCCACTCGCCAGCACCTCACCGGTGATGACGGGCGGGAGGATGAAGAACCGATAGACTGTCGGCTCCTTGTCAGACGTTGCCTTGGCTGGGCGGAACTCGTTGGGGTCGTTGAACTTACCGCCCTGGGACTGCTGGAGCTTTTTGCGGAGGGCTTCGATATCGTAGGCCATTTTTTCCTCAGGAATTTTCGCGCTGTTGAGAAGAGTTTATCAGTTAACTGTTGGCTCGTTCGGTGCGTTTGAAGCCGATAAGCGATCTCGCCAGTTCCGCTTTCATCTTTAATGCCTCGAGCATATGGTATAACTTACCAGTACGCATCTGGGCATCCTGCAAACGCAGATCTGCTTTAACCAAATCGTCGTCAGCTTCGACGACCAATTTGGTTTGTTCACTGGTCAATTTGACATTCTCAGCGGTTGCTTTGCCTTGCACCTCCCATGTTGCTTTGCCACGGCGGATTTTCAGATTACGCTCTGCAATCCCCACGGCCAGACGAGCTTCGCTATAAATCGCGGCCCAGTACGCATACTGGGCCGGAATGTGCCGCATTTGGTCCTCGAGAATCTCCATGTCTATGTCGAGATTAGGCAGCATGTCAACGGTGACAACTTTAGCCTTATTCGTCGCTTCATCTCGAACTTGGAGAGTGACGTTAAACCTAAACAGCGTAGAGCCAGCTAGTTCGGCTGGAATGTTTTCACTAATCCACTCTGGCAAATTTTCTGCTTGAAACTCATCCATTTTTCTGTACCTGCCAAGCAGAAACGTCGAACTGCCTTTTCAATACCTTCGTGTCGCCGCCAGAAAGTGGTGGAGTGTGCCCTGATTTATGTACCTCAGGAATTTGTTCAGAAGACGTTGATAAATCCTTTTGAGCAACGCTCGTCCACATTTCTCTGGAGAATCCCGAAACGACTACGGGGCCAGCTTCAGAAGGTGCCTGTAAATCATTTTGAGAAGCACTCGCCCACATTTCTCTGGAGAATGCAGACTGAATGTTGCTAATGGCAGCCTCAAACGTCCGAGTTTCCTTCGTCGCTTGCTTCTGAGATTTCTTCTCCTTGCGGAGTTTCCGCAGAGTCTGTTTGCGCTTCGCTATCTGACGCTTCTTCTGCCGCTCGATCTTTTGTGACATTTTCAATACCGTTCTCTCTGCAGATCCGTACTAGTTTCCACTTTTTCCAACGTTTACCAATACTGATTTTGATCGGGAAGCACGGGTTATCGGGCAATAAACCAGCAAACGGATACATCATGATTGGTGTCACAATGTCGATCACCGACTTCAATTCAGCTGGATCTGTCGAAGATGATACCACCAGCGAGTCATGAATATCGGTTATCAGCTTGCTACCAAGCTTCTCCCACACCGATCGTACTACGTTGTGCATGCCGTGAGCCACAGACCCCTGCATCACACCGTTCAAAACAGCCAGTGAATTTTTAGACCTGGCTACCCTGAATCGCCTCTTCAGCACCGTGTCCAGATATCCTTTGTCAGTCTGAGTAGCTGAACGGCATTTAGCAATCCATTTTCCGAGGTCCGGATAAATCTTAGTCAGCACATCATTATCACAATCCATCGAATTAATGGCTTTTAACAGCGTTAATTTGGCTTCTTCTCTGGTCAGGTTGCCTTCCGAATCAGCATTCAGAATATCCATCATATACACATATGGATCAGATAATGCAAACGAGTCATGCAGCCTCTTATCACCAGATAAAATAGCTGCGATTCTAATATCAGCACTAATCCAGTCAAAATGGATTAATATGTCCTTATCCAATCCGTGTTTGGGTCTGATATTATCGTGTTCGTGGTGCCCTTGAATATTAAAACCAAGCGATTTGCATCTACCAGAAAAGGTCTTCATGGACCATTCTGGTTTCACCAGTTCATAATTCAACAAAAGACCGGACATCTGCAGGTCTTGATATACCACGGCAGCATTTGATATTAGCTTTTGATATTCATGAAGAGGACGTTTACTCATCCTCTCTAAGACCATGCGAATAGCTTTAGAGTCTTCTGTTGCCGATTCTGTCGGTTTAAAGTCATCTAAATGCAGATCGTATACATTATATCGGCGATGGTCTAGTGGGAGGTTAAACGCTCTGATGATGTTCTTGAAATCAGACGTTACAATAGCATAGCCTTTATCGTTGGCTTCAATTATCAACTTAGAAATAGACTCGATGTCTTTCCGGACATCGGCCATTAGACGTCTGGTCCCCTTTCGCCACAAGTCATATGTGATTATTGTTTCACCGGCTCGTACGCCAGCACACCACGGTACGCCACCGTCCTTATTGAAGATCACATACACATAAAGCGGACGCATTCACCTACCCCTGAGCCTGTTCTTAAACACGGGCAGATGTGGTACGTGTAGATTATTCTTGAGAAGGCTTATCAATAGTAGCCTGAATCACAGCATCTTCCATACTGCGAATCTTAGCAACAGTATCAGTGTCTGGGATACCATATACCGTTTTGGGATTGTGGCGGCCAGTTTTAAGCAACTGGCTCTTGATATGATCGGCCTCACCCGGCTCTCGATATTCCTCGTATGGATCGTCTTCAGTAAGCTTACAGATTGTCATGTCACGTTTGGCACCTAGCTTATCCAGGTACCCGTTTCCTTTGACATATCCGCCAATATTGTTACCGTGGTACGATCGAACGGTATTGCGTCCGTTGCATCGCGGGCATATAGTGGCCTCCTTCAACTCCTTCTTGGTAGGGTTCATGGAGTGCGAGGTTTCGAAGAGCACAAGCTCTTCATACTCTATCAAGAGAAGATCACGGCCTAATTTCTTAGCGGCCTGATCCTTACAATCCTGGCACTCATAGTTGTATAACATCAGTTGCTCAATTTGTAAACGACTTTCCAGTCATTAAACGTCGCTGGACCAGTCTTGGTTAAATCTTTGGTCATCACCGTGATGGTATCTTTGGAAGTCACAGACGTACCAACATACCATTTCGCCCCGGAAAGGAGTGAATGCAGTTTATTAGCTGACTGATGAATGGTCAGCATATGTTGGATGCGTTTGTTGACGTCCATATATCGCCTACGGCTTCCACATGGTGAATTCGACCGGCGGCAGCTTGCACAGCAAACTGCGTTCAGAAATAAGGATCACATTGCAATCCTTATACGGAGGAGTGGACATAGCCAACTCAGTAATCACGTTTCTGTCCATGAACATGACGACATCGCCGATAGCCAACTGGCTGGGGCAACGAGTACCATCACCAGCAGCTACACCCGGCCCGATCCCGATCACAATGCCTTCGTTCTTGAATTGAACGCCATCGGGCATGGCGATCGTAGAGTGCATTTTGAATCGCAAGACAGCCACATTGTCATTGAGACACTCAACAACCTTGATGGCAATCGGCCCTGATTCGACGGGGGCAGCAACGGCAGCCGCAAAAGGGGCTGGAGTTGGCTTCTTGGATTCTTCTTTCTTCAGCTTCGCACTCTGCGGAATAGCCATGTAATCGCACCGATCTAATAGGTATTGATATTGTCTGGAGTCATTCCCAGACGAGCGATTTATCTACTCTGCAGCAGCCGCCTTTTGAATGTGCCCATCAGATGGAGTTCTCAGAAACTCCATAATGTTTGATAATAGCTTGATTGGCGACGATACGAATTCGATCTTTGTCTTTCGCTTGGGAATGGTTGGGGTGTTTGGGATCTTAATCTGCATCCCAGATCCATCCTGACACACTTGAAATCCGTTCCTACGCATCGTCTCCACGACCGTCTCGGAGACGTCCACCTCAATCACCACCAGCATTTTCATAGTAATTCCCTTACCACCATCGTGTTGTAATGGATCTCGCACGTAATGATTTCGTGCTTCGGACCATTTCTGTTTTTGGCAATGAACATCTGGATTCGCGGCGGGTCATGGGCACGATCAGAATCAGACTGTTGTAATCCGATTACATAATCTAATGGAAAAATCTTACCGAAGCTTTCCGCAGATTTTGTAAGATCAACCTGAACAGTCGAATCGGCACCGCTTCTGTTAGTCTGTGTGGCCGTGAAAACCAGAACATCTTCATTTTTGGCTAAACCTCGTATCTCGTTGGATACGTGCTTTTGCCGCGTATAATCGTCCTTATTATAGTGCTGATTGCGGCTAACCATCAAATCAAGATAATCCAGAATAATAACATCTGGGTGCCAGTTCTCAATTCGTCGTAGATTATCCAACAATGCATAAATGTGGCTAACGCTACATTCATCGGGCGGCATCTCATGGATCAGAAACCGCTTCCCATACGACCGCTGCATCTGCTCAACGTATCGCCTTAAATATTCTTCCCTATCGTGAATCTGATCAATTGGCACCCCGGTAGCAGAACCAAGGCACCGCATCGCCGTCTTAATAGTGTCTAATTCGAACGTAATCAGCAGAACATCCTGGCCAGCCAACCCATGCCTATTAATGCCCTTCAGTGACGAAATGGCAGTATTACACAATAAGATCGATTTCCCGACGTTAGTAGCCGCTAGATAGCACACAACTTCCTTTGGTGATGGGCCACCATTGTTTAAGAACCTGTCTAGCTTGGGAAAGCCGGTAGTGAGGTGCGTGATGATGTCCTTTTGGAACAGCAGCTCGAGGTTTTCAAAGAACCAAAACCCCTTATCACCGACGTCCTGAATTCGATTGGCTTGATTAACAATCCCTTCCAGGTACGCAAAATCGCCACTGTGATATGCAGCAATAGCAGTTTCATCATATAGCAAACCAAAGGCTCTATCTTTGGCCCATTTGAGCAGAGTGTCTTTAACCATCGGAACTTCACGATGGTTAGACGGTCGATCCAAAATCGCCATGATCGATTCGTGCGGATCGTCTACCGTCAGTTCGTGCTCAATCAGGTCTCTAAGCCATTTCCTGGTGGGAACCACTTCGAACTTTTCGAAGGCATTCAAAATCTGGGCTATGAGGTAGCGGCATTCCAACCGCCCAAACATTTCTGGCTTCAGAAAATGCCCGACTCCCACGAAAAATTCGGGATGGTCCAGGGCCAGAGATATGATAGCTTCTTCTTGATATCCGCCGAAGGGCTTGGGAGTGTCAGAATCTAATGCGTTTATTTTATCTAAAGTTGTCAGCATTAGTTTTCAGTCGTATCCGGAAACAAAGCATTTCTCTGAGCGTCAATACGCGAGGCGACCCCGATGGCGTAGTCATATGCCAAATCGAGGGCAGCCCGCAACGACACAAATTCGCTTTCCGTATAATATAATATAGCACCATTTATTAGAGATTTTCTATCGCCATAAGTAGAGTATGGCGATGAACCACCAGCGACAACCGTATACACCCATCCCAACGAGCTTTTGGAGAGTCCGCTAATTTTTAAAGGTTCCAAATATCCTATAGCTGCGGACTCTCTAAGATAGACTATATCTCCCACATCATATGTTGGCATTATTCATCTCGGTCTTCGATGAGGCTGTCAATCTGCGAAGAGTCTGTCGTATCTTCGCCCTCATCCTCCTCATCTTCCTCGGCCTCATCCTCATCCAAAATCGAGTCATCATCTTCAGGAACATCGCTTTCGGGTATCGTCTTTAGGTTCCCGAACAGCTTGAGATATGTCTCCTTCTGAACGGCCTCATAGATCTCAGGATGTTCCCGGAGGTACTTTCCGGCCATCGCGATACCATTGCCCAAGAACAATTCGCCGAAACGATATACTGAGCCTTTGACGGCAAAGCTTATGACGCCGTGAGTTTTGGCTACTTCTACGAGAGACGCTCCAGTATCGATACCGACATGCGGACGCTGTGGTTGTCCCACGCAGATGTCGTATTCAGCCACCGTAAAAGGTGGAGCGACTTTATTCTTGACAATTTTCACCTTTGGCCGGAACCCAATGACCACTTCGCCATCCGCCAACCTGTCACCCTTGCGAATATCCAAACGCAATGATGCGTAGAATTTCAACGCACGACCACCAGGGGTTACTTCTGGCGACCCAAACATCACCCCAATCTTTTCGCGTATCTGATTGATGAAGACCACAGTCGTCTTGGTCTGGTTGGCCTTGCCCTTGAGTTTGCTAAGAGCTTGCGAGATCATGCGGGCTTGCACCCCGATGCTCTTGTCATCGAACCCACTCTCCAGTTGTGCCTTCGGAATCAGAGCGGCAACCGAGTCGACGACGATCAGATCTACCAGACCCGATTCAGCCATATCTTGTACGATGTCGAACGCCTGTTCTCCATAATCCGGCTGAGAAAACAGCAGTTTATCGTTATCGACACCAATGTTTTTGGCCCAGTTTGAATCGTAGGCGTGTTCAGCATCGATAAATGCCGCTACCCCGAACCTATCCTTGCTTGGGAAAAAGTGCTTCTGGCAGGATGCGATGAACTGCAATGTGGTGGTCGTTTTTCCGCTCGACTCTGTGCCAAAGAATTCGATAATTCTACCTTGCGGTAGACCACCTATCCCAGTGGCAAGATCAAGCGAGGCAATGTTCGTTGGAAGTGTATCCACGCGAACGATGGCCCCGCCATGAATAATTGCCCCGGCACCATGCTTTTTACGAATCATCGAACGAAGAGCATCAATATCAGTCGCCGCTGCTCTGGTCGTCTTCGGTTTCTTGGCCATATTGGGAAAGCTTTCCGAGTATTTCTAATGCCGCTGGTGTGATGTTACCTTTTATTTTCAAAACATCCGTAGCCGGAATTCGGATGATTATATTGCTCTTAGCGAGCAACAGATCGGTCTTATCAATCGCGGATACTACTGACCATATTCCATCAGGAGTGGTGTTTGTTCCAGGCGGAGCAGATAAATATGTGACATTCCGTGTCGTACGAATTCTGACTTGGTCGAATTGTTCGATTCTTGTCGTATGATTGGCCATACCAATTCAAAATTACTAGAAACAGGAGGCCATTATGGCTCTTAATAAAAATGAAAAGTTGTTAATCGAATCCATCAAGAACATGCTTAAGCAAGACGCTAAGTTAGGGTTGTCTATACACAACTCTGAAGATGATGGAAACTTTTCAGAGCGTGGTTATGAATATTTACATAATCAAATCGATGAGATGTATGCCATCAAGGCGGCGGAACTAGTGCACGCAGAAAGTGTGACCAGCTCATTCAATATGGTCCACTCATACAAATATCTGGACGATCCTTCCTTCCCAACAGCCGTCGAGAAGGAAATGGTAGCCAAAGCCGTACCGGCAGAAGAACGCAAACGGGCACTCGGGTTCATTCCCAAGATCATCGAAGAGCTGCGAGAAGAACAGCGATCGTGGACCGAAAAGGATTCGGGATTCAACCCAAATCTAGACGAAATTCTGGACACGACAAGAGATCTCGGCCAGGACATGGATTTCAAAATCCACGATGCTGGCGGATACAACAAGCTCAACTTCACGAAGCCAAAGCACGGTGATGCCAGCCCCGGTCACCTGACATGAAATTACGCCGAATAGCCGAAGGCTTCATGCTGCAGAAGATGCGAGAAGCCCTAATAGGAGTTGAAGCTCCTATAGGAGTAGGAAGCGTCTCTGATAAATTATATGAACCTGAATCTGGTCACGATTCTGGCAGCCAAGAAGCGGGTGGAACACCGTCATTGACCGGCGTCCCAACAAACCCCAGACATAGAATCTATTTTGGAATGGAAACAACGCCTAGCAATGTAACCTTATAGTATTACTTCTTATTTCTTTTGCGACAGTCCTTTGCTTTACATCTCGGGCACCTAGCCCCTTCAGAAACAATGGCCATATCGCACGACCAGCACCAAAATCTACCAGACTTCGGCATACGTTTCTTATATCTGTTGGTAATCCAGAGCATTAGTATATCGAGATAATCCCTGACCCGTTACACTTTTGACACATTTCTTCCTTCCCCTTGCCCATTCTGGTCACACAGGTTCCGTGACACATCGGGCACCTCTTCTGAACTTCATTGTAGCCGTCCTTAAAATTGGCCACATTGCCGTTCATACTACTTGCAGCCATGTTCTTAAAACGTGTCTGCAAAGCTCCATCTGTGGACTTGATGACCTTCAATCGGGTAGTACCAGTGCCGTCTACTCGAACCTCTGGGATCATATGCTGAGACCCAGCCCGACCCTCGATAATGCTCATCTTGGCATGGCCCTTCAGAACTTCCTCAGGAAGCTTATCGACCAACCCACTCTTGTTGTAGTTAGTATATGATGGGATATTCCCATGAGCAGTTGATCCACCCACAGATGAAATGGTGCGATCCTTATCCAACCGATCGGTACTGATAACATCCTCACCCTCCAAAATCGGAGCAACCGGAGCGGCGGACGTCGGTGGTTGTCGCTGGGCGACGGGTGCGGGGGCCGGTTTGGGAGCAGCCTGAGGAATGATCAGGCCGCTAGCAGAAACTGAATACCCTTGAATATCGATCTTCAGCCCCATGCTAGCGGCCTGATCAATCAGCGCCTGAATAGCACCTTGCTTCTTCATATACGCCACCCTAGCAGCCTTCACGGTGGCATCTTCAGAGTGTTCATCACACACGTCTACTGTTACTTTAATACCATTATCGAGAGAAATCGACAACTGGGTATTCAGATTCTCTGAAGTATCGCAAAAGACGCATTGTGGCATGGCATTTCCCTAAAAGGCGTAACATTATATATTTACGCCATCAAAACCCAGCCATCATCAGCGCCCAGACCAGATTCTCCCAGAGACCACGACTACAACCATTGGCTATATCTGTACAATATTGACCATCTGGCGTAGTTCTTCCTCTGATGATTTTGATATCAACCGCCAAGATCGCATACTCCGATCGACTGTTTGAGAACTGGCAGCCTACCAACCAGTTCGAAGAACGTCACATCGCCCAATGAGAGAGAGTACACCCTGTCTGGAACCCTTTGGAATTCGTGCACCCAAACAGTGCACTTCTCCTTCAAATCCCCAAACGCCTCGATATCAGCACGTAACCGTTCGATCCGCTCATCAGACGACCTAACATTCGGATCGCCCAGGAGCTTAGCAATCGCCTCGCGTGCCTGCAATTCGCTCGCAGTATAATGCTGCAAACGATCAATAGCCGGTTGGATCAGCTCTACAGCTCTGTACTCATATTTCCACCCGTCTCGCGTCACGCTTCGAAAGTCGTTGAAAACACCCATTACACATGTCTCCTGTGAATATTGAGTTGCAGTAACATACAAAAACATCGCAAGTATTGAAAGACGATCATGACAAAAATCTTCATAGTTGACATCGACATTAATCCGGCAATCCAGAGAATTATACGTGAAGATGTCATAGAACTGACCGGGAATGCCAAAAAACAACTAACAGATGCCCTCTCGCTCGCCAAATCCATCAAGGAAACCAAAGAGAGTAATGAGGCTCTCAAGAACGCAGTAATAGATCGCACAAGTGCTGTTC